TTTGCGCTGGCAACCGTGACAGCGATAAGGGTGTTACCTATCGTATGCCCAGCCCACTTGCGAATCGTTTGGTCCACATTGAAATGGCTGCAAACTTCGAAGACTGGCAGAAATGGGCAATTGGCAACCGTGTCCATGCTGATGTGGTTGGCTTCTTGTCGCACCATAAGCAAAAGCTCTTCAACTTCGACTCCAAGAGCCCGGACAAGGCATTCGCTACTCCGCGTTCGTGGGTATTCGTTGGTCAGCTGATTACAGACGACCTGCCAGAATCCATGAATACTGCACTGGTTGCAGGTACGGTTGGTGACGGTCTGGCAACCGAATTCAGCGCACACCGCAAGGTTGCTGCTCGTATGCCAAAGTCGGAAGATGTGTTGATGGGCAAGGAAAAGACACTGAATGTCAAGGACTTGAGCGCAATGTATTCGCTGACGATCTCCATGTGCTACACCTTGCAGGAATGGGTTGCAAAGGCAAAGGCAAAGGAAGAAGGCTTTGGAATGGATACGTGGCATGAATGCGTTGATCACTTCTTCGAATTCATGATGGATAACTTCCAGACTGAAATGATTGTGCTGGGCGCTAAGACTGCGCTTCGCGACTATGCGCTGCCTATCAATCACCGTCAACTGAAGACGTTCAAGGGCTTCCACGAAAAGTACGGGAAATATATTTTAGAGGACTGAAATTCCATAGAAGCGGGGATAAGATAAGAAGTGTTCTCTCCCATGATCGATATTACCGTGCGGGCCAAACCGGCCCCTTTGGTGAAATAATAAAACACCCCGATAAGTTCGAAATATTCGATTCTACAATGGAAAAGATATTTCAGGGCAATATCAAAGAAACATTAGTGTTTGTAAGGAATATATAATGACAGAATATACAATAGTGGAAGGTAATGATAGAGAAGCATTCATTCGTCAGATAAACGATCTCCTAGAATACGGATGGAAATTGCATGGTAATACATCCATGACAACTATTGTACTTGGGCATAACGGTGTAACAAAATATTCTCAGGCCCTTGTTCATGTGCGTACATGATTCGTTTCCTGTAGACAATTTGCCCACATAAGTATATAATATAGGCAACAAAGGAACAAATATGGCAGCAAATAATAGTCCAGAAGCAGTCGTCGAACAGATCATTCGAGCACGAATTTCGCTGCTCCTTCAACAACCGTTTTGGGGTACACTTGCAACTCGGTTGATCATGAAGGATGCCACAGATGAAACCTGGTGCAAGACTGCTGGCACTGATGGTCGCTATTTCTATTACAACAGGGATTTCATTAGCAAGCTGAATAAAGCTGAATGCATCTTCCTTGTTGCTCACGAAGTTGAACACTGTGTCTACGATCACATGAGTCGTCGTGGTAGCCGTAAACCCAAGATGTGGAATGCTGCGGCTGACTTTGTTATTAACTACGAGCTCCACGAGCACAATGTTGGCAAGCTTCCAGATCCAAAGACATCTGGTGTTACTGCCTGCTTCGACGCAAAGTACAAAGGTATGTTTGCGGAAGAAGTGTACGAACTCTTGCTCAAAGATCCAAATGCCAATTGGCCGGAGTTTGACGTTCACTTGGAACCAGGTGATGGTAAGGGTGAGCCGATGACAGATGAAGAGCGTCGCAACCTTACAGACGAAATTCGTGCTGCCGTTATGCAAGCTGCCAAATCTGCAGGTGCCGGTAATACCCCGTTGGGTGTGAAGCGCATGTTGAAGGATTTAGTTGAGCCACAAATGGATTGGCGTGAGATCCTTAACATGAAGATCCAATCCATGATTAAGAATGACTTTACATGGAGCCGCTGCTCGCGTAAAAGCCAAGCAAGTGGTATCTATCTTCCGGGCACAAAGGAAGACGTCAAGGTTAAGGCCGCCGTGGCAATTGACTGCTCGGGTTCTATGAGCGAAGATATGCTGCGCGACCTGCTTAGTGAGACCAAGGGTATCATGGAACAGTTCATGGACTTTGATCTTGAAGTTTGGTGCTTCGATACTCGTGTGTATGGTTATGCCAAATTCAATCCTGAGAACATCGATGAGATCGATAGCTACGAAATAAAGGGCGGCGGCGGCACTGACTTCATGTGTAATTGGACTTACATGAAGGAAAATGACATCCAACCCGAACGCTTCATCATGATGACAGACGGTTACCCATGCGGCAGCTGGGGTGATGAGAACTGGTGCGATACACTGTTCCTTATCCACGGTGATACTCAGCGTCGCTTAGTTGCCCCGTTTGGTATGACTGCCTGGTATGAGCCAGATCGTCACTCGCCACAAAGCAAGCGATAGTGATTGATCATGCAGTTAGCCGCTAAATTCGCAAAGAATCGGCTAATTGCAGCTCAATAAACTACAATACAACACAAGGCACAAGGACACAAGATGAACAATTATTTACTGCCAACTGACGACATCTTCTTAGATGACGTTGCAAAGGCAATTGCCAAGAATAGATTATTGAGTGAAGCAGAGGTCATAGTGGATGACGAGCTTGGTGCTGATTTCGATGTTGAAGAGGCACTCGAAACTATGTTTACTCCCATCTTTGAAGAACTTTGGTCGGGTCATTCAATGAATGATATACATCAAAGAAAAATGTATAGAGAAGATGCAAGGGTTGCCATTGCAGCTATAAACCTAAAGTTGCTCACTCTCGACCAATAGGTAGGATAAATACATCAATGAGGCCCATTGATGTCAAATTCCCTATTCTTTAAAATCAAAGATAGTGTCGATATAGATAAACATCGACTACTCGAAATCTTCTTCAAAGATTGGGTAGATGATTCGTGTAACAATCAAGTCCAATACAAAATCGAAAGAGATGTAATAAAAGATTGGGAACCAGGTATGGTTCATTACCGAGAAACATTTCGTGTAGATTTCGAAAGACGTGAAGATGCGGTAGCAATGAGTCTCAAAGGCGTCCCACGCGAATTTCAGCAGTATTTGGAAATAGTCAAGCAGATTGCTTGACCTATCTTGGTGCTAGCCGTATACTAGCAACAGGACTCTTAGTCCTCCTCTTAATAGAAATAAAAATCATGGATACACTTTTACTCAACGCTGATGGCCAACCGCTCTCTCATGTACCTCTTTCTGTAGTAACATGGCAAGTTGCCGTGCGTCTAATGTTTCTGGGTAAGGTGAAGGTGTTGAAGTCCTACGATGAATGGATTGTTAGATCGCAATTTTTGGAAATGAAAGTTCCATCTATTGTTATTATGACTGAACAAGTTAAGTGGAGCAAGACATTGAAGTACAGCCGGAACAATGTATACTTGCGTGATGATTTCACATGCCAGCTTCAAACTAGCAGCCGGTGCAAGGAAGCAAAGGGTAAGGTGAAGTTGACTGAATTGACACTTGACCACGTGGTTCCAAGATCGCATGGTGGTAAGACCAACTGGCTGAATGTATGTACATCCTGCAAGACGTGTAACAGCGACAAGGGTGCAGACCATTTGATTGTACCAAAGAAGAAGCCTTACAAGCCGACTTACTACGAAATATTGGCTAAGAGGAAGACTCTGCCGATTCATATCCGTGATGAAGAATGGAAGTTTTATATCAATTGGCCAGAGCATCTGGTCAAAGTTTTGCCGCAACCAACCGGCCCTGCAAGTTGAGTACTAGTCAACTGCTACAGAATAGCACCTTCGGGTGCTTTTCTTTTGGTTATATACTTTGTTAATGACAAAAAGAGTTAAAAATCGCCTATATTTGTCCAATAAAATCAGAATTACTTGAGCGAGATGGTAAATAAAAACGTATAGAATTGCTCTTACAATAAACATTTAACCAAAGGAAAATAAAATGGCAAAAGCAAACAAGAAGGCAGCAGCACCAGAAGTAGTAGATGCACCAGTGACAGCAGCAACAGAAGCTCAAACAACAACTTCAGTAGAACCAGTTCAGCTTACAATTGCTGATCTTCAACTATTGGCTCGCGTTGTGGATTTGGCTTCACGTCGTGGCGCGTTCCAGGCAGGTGAGTTATCGCAAGTCGGAGATGCTTATAACAAGCTATCTGGATTCCTTGCATATGTAGAAAGTACACAGGCAAAGGAAGCGACAGCAGAAGCACCAGCGACAGCAGAAGCACCAGCAGCATAACCAAAGGGGGTAATTCCCTTTTAAGGAGTAATTATGGCAATAGAAGGCCTAAAAAAGCACGCCGGTCAGCTTTTAAATACCGGAGTCCGTGTTGCTGTAGTGTTTAGAAAACTTCCAAACGATGAAAACAATTGTTTAATCGTTGAAACAGAACGTCTTCCAGACAGCTATCACGACTATTTAATTCAATGCCTTAACAGCAAAGAATCCGTGGAGACGAATGATTTCTATGAAGTCTTAAACCGCAGAACATTTCCGGATGGCCTGAATTGTTTAACAGCACTCCACCAGCGCGGATACCTACGTAAGGAACCTGTAACTAATATTACAATGCTCCCATTACCGGGTCAGGCTGTACCATTAGCACTTATCAATGCAACCATTGATAAGAAGGTCGATGAATATTTGGCCAAGCAAGCGGCACCAGTTGCACCAGTAGTAGCGGCACCAGTTGGTGATCCTGTTGCTGTGGCAAGAGGTCTTATCCTCCAGGCAGAGCTTCTTGAGAAAGATGCTGCTGCGAAGAGAGAAGAAGCCTATACCTTGGATCCTGATTCGAAACCTGGGCGCGGCCGCCCAGCACTACCAGACGATACTAAAGCTGTGAAGCTTGAGGAACAGAAGAATAAGCGTCGAGAGCGTGATCAACGCAAGGCTGCTGAAGCTAAGGTAGAAAAGAAAGAAGCGGTTATTGATGCCAAAGTTGCAGCCAAACTCAAAAGAGATGCTGCGCGAGTCAACACCAAGTAAATCTTATCATAATACGGCTGGTTTTTAACCAGCCGTATTCTTATAAATATAAGGAGTACCTGGGAGATGAGTAACATGGCAAAGAAAACGACAACGAGTTTCAATATAGATAGAGCTATCAGCAGAATTGCTAAACCTTCTGTATTTGATCGTATTGTGAAAGAAATAGACGCTAAAGAGATTCCTTCTAAGTACATAGAACAAATTCTTGTTCAGTATTATGATGGAAATGTTGTTGAATTAAAGGGTGATGAACTTACTCATCCCATCCCTGTAAATAAAAATGCAACATGGGAAGTTATGGAAGATTCGTTTAAGAAAATGAGAGATGTAAAGATCTTTATCAATACTGATAAATTAGAAAAAGATATTAATGAATTAGTTGAAGGTTATCTAGGTAATCATTGTTAAGAATTAAATCTCTTTTCCAACCATTCGAAATCATTGATCAACCTGATAAATTCAGGTTGATCCTTATGTATTCTGCCAAACTCGGACCCATCAATTGCACCCATAATAGCAAAGTCCCCGAAGTCTCTATCTTTACCTTTGGTGCACCATATATCAAGTCGCTCTTCTGTTTCTATATTATCCTGATTAGGAATTATCTTAGAAGCAAGTTTCACACACTCTCTAAATCCGCTGCGCCACGCAGAGAATGGATCAGTATTGAATCTGGTTATATTACTTACTTCAGGTATTACCTTAAGACTCTTTGATACAGTTGTTGTAAAATCAATTGGAGATCCAAGATATGTCTTTAAAGCCCTAGTTGGAAATAACTTTATGCCACCATATCCATATTCTAAATCATTCACAGGATTATGAGAATGCCATACATGGACAGAACTTCTATCTAGTGACTGTGGTTGATAACTAAAATTAAATGTAGAAACAACTTCAGCATCAGCATCAACAATATAGAACATATCTGTTTCTGCTAACCGCGCCGCCAACTTATGTGCTCTTAGGATACCTTTTTCGTTGTGCAATCTTTTCGCTTTAGGAAATCGTTCTAATAGTTTATTATAGTTTACATCAGCATATTCTTCATCATAGCTCAGAAATATAATATCAAAAATAGGATAGGTGTATATTTTATCTACAGAAACTTTAAGACTTATCTCACCACTCTTCAATGCTACATCACTATAATTTGATGGATCCTTCTGTACATTAAGTGTATTGTATAGACGAACAGATCCTTCACTATTCCATAGATGGACATAATCTTTGTCCCATGCATCAGGTTTAAAGGAAAAATCAAAATCGGGAAATAATATTTCCTTATCAGACTTAATAACATAAAAGAAATCTCCCATGCAGGATGTCGATATCTCAGTTATAATATCTGTTGTTAGTTCACTATTTTCAGAGAAGAACTTTTTGGTTATATCAACTTTCTTACAGATCTCATTTGTCACGTATTCAGTCTGGCTATCATAGATTATATAGATATTCTGCTTCATTAGATTCCCGTTAAGTACATTGTTATTTAGTTCAATTCTGTTGACTAAAAGTATAATTATACGCTATAATATCAACAATATCAAGGAGCATCGGTGAAAAAATTACTTGTCAGTCTGGTTACTGTATTTGCCACAATGGCTGTCATGGCTGAAAATACAGATTGGCAAGTAACTGAAGTAACCGGACATGACAAAAGTGTCGCAGGATATATCTATCACACTGGCGCAGTTGGTACACAGGTCGGTACAAAGACGATGAAGGCTGCTACCAGTCTACGTCTTGTATGTTCTAGCAAGGTCTCTCCACAACGAAGTGGAGACCCTCTTATTGCTGTCTACTGGAATACAATGACAGGCAATGCACCGCAGTTTCCTCTGATCCAAGTGGATAAGAAAGATATTGGCCTACCGGTGCAATGGATGCAAGACGGCCAGCTGTTGATGCGTTCTGTATATGAATCAAAGGAACTAATCCAGGCACTAAAGACAGGCAGGAATATTAGTTTTACTTGGATAGGTACAGATGCTGTACGTCGTACCACCATGTTCAATCTTCGTGATTTTAATGAGCATTTAGGTGAATTTAATTCATCTTGCAAGACGGAATTATAAATAGATAATACACAGAGGTTCTATGAAACGTCTTTTAGGCAATACATTCTTTGTCATTATCCTATCATTGATTTTGACTGTTCTCGCTATGAATTGGTTGATCAATGGAAGTCCCACAAAATCCTTTTTTGGACCTATTATCACTGGTATAAACAGTGAAGCTATCAGCAGCGTGGATGTCGAATTCAACAATAAGAAGATAAATCTTAATGTCCACCTTAACCGATCATTAACTTGCAAGCAAGTGATCAAAACACTCGGGATACAATCCTTCTCTATAAAGGAAAGGAAATATGCGCCGACCTGTTCAAGGATCAGTGGAGAATTAATAATCGTCACATATAGTGAAGTAGTATCAACATGAAGGAATTTGTATTAGTTGAGTTTTTGGTTAGTGCAGAAGATCATCCGCAACTGTTGGAGAAATTCAAGACACTAGGTGAAGACTTTGAACTAATCAAGACTGATTATGAATGGGATGGTGATACTGACGGATATGTTAACCGTTGGTACAGAATGTCGGGACGTATCAATTCTGCTTATGCGACTATAATTAAATTGCAAGATCCGTTTCTTGCAGGATGTATGCGTATATCTTATATTCCGGAAGACCTTAAGAACAAATATCGAACATGAAATTTTATGCCAAGACTCCACGCATATCTGCTGTGGAGCACCACGACTATGAGTTACTACTTGGGGTAGATGCCAATCTGGCCGGCCGTGGGAGCATGAAGGTCAATGATTGGGCAAGTGGTTGGATATTCGAGGCAGATGAAGAATTTGCATCCTACTGCATGATGATGTATGGATTCACACTACCTTCTATAACAGAAGAAGAATACAAATTACTAAAGACCTGCAAGATAATCTTTTTTAGCAAGGAAAGGACTGCCCAACTTAGGAAGGCCACAATAGCATCGCTTCCTAAAGATAAATACTAGATGACAACTATCGCAAGTATCCAAGCATTACCGACAAGCCCGTTTGAGGGCAGTGGTATAGTTGGTATTGTTATCACTAGCGGCATTCCTAGTTACTTCAAACTAACTGGTTCAGATCTCAATAGGATAACTTCATTTAATTGGTATCCTAAAAATCCTGCAAGCGTAAAGTTCGAAGTAAGGCAATTGATCCTTGTAGATAATACACAAGGAACCTTTATGGTTCGTGTTATAGATAATCTACTAGATACAAATGACCGAGGCGGCCGAATAAGTTTTCAAATAGATGATGGCTCTACATTTTCTGCGCCAGTTATGACATATGGTCCTGTGTCGGTTGGACCACTTTGGACTGCACCAGGACAAGGCCTCATTACTGGTTGACCTTAGTTTACATTTATAGTATAATACTAAGATGAAACATCTGATCTTAGCTGTCTGTGCAGCAACCATGTTGATTGGGAATGCCGAAGCAAGAGGCATCAGTAAACATCATGTGCGTTATGTTCCGGCGACGACCTTTAGTGCAAAGAGCTTTCTGGTAGCCAGTGAAGATGGAACAATCTTAAGAGAACAAGATAGTGACACAATTCGTCCCATAGCTTCAATCAGTAAGCTCATGGTCGCATTGCTCGCATCAGAGCAGGATCTCACTGAATCTTTAGTAATCCCGACAAAGCGACAAGTACATAGTAGCATTCCTTATAAGGTCGCATCACTCACACGTTATGAATTGTTAACACTAGCACTTGTTAGATCAGATAACTTTGCAGCACAAATTCTATGTACCAATCTACCTAATTGTGTTGAGCGTATGAATGGGAAGGCGAAAGAAATTGGGATGGCTAGTACACACTACGAAGAACCAACAGGGTTGGATAAAGGTAATGTTAGTACCGCGCATGATTTATTGAAGTTGCTTATGGTTGCATCCTTAAGTGGGACTATCAAAGATATATCACATCAACCCAATGCAGAGATAACACTTTATAGAAGATCGATTAAAATAAATAATACCAATCCTTTAACAAGTAAACTGGATATTATCTTATCTAAGACAGGATTTACTAATCCGGCAGGTGGTTGTCTTGTAATGATAATGAATTCGGCAGTAGGTCAGCGTATATATGTCTTACTAGGAAGTAGAAACGGGCATACTCGAATTCCCGATATGATGAAACTAGTCAATGAGACATGATTATCCATGTGTTTGTTCCTTGGGAAGAAGTTGATTCATTAAAAGATAAAGAGGGTGATGATTTTAGAATTATTGCACGCCACAGTAGAAATCGACGCGGTGAATCCCTTCTTATAATAGATACGACAGAAGAAGAATTAGTTTTTCTAAAACTCAAATACGGTAATAAGAATGCATGGAAACGTTAATAACCGATTGTGGTAATTAACAATTTAAAGTAAAATAGATTATGATCAAGATGTTTTACACTGTGAATCCGGCCATGAAGGAGATAGAGCTTCAGTGGTTGCATGATCAAAAAGTATATCCTGCATGTCAGAATATGTTTGATTGGAAAACAAATACTGCGGTTATCGGATTTGGTGTTATAGTTAATCCCGAGACTGCGTTAGCCATTAAGCTTCGTCACAAATTGGATATGCAGGCCGAGTATAAGCAACGATGAGAATTATGTCTTTCACCTGCGATGCTTGGGAATCTGATATAAAAAAGAAGTGGCTCACCGATGTAGTTGGTGTAACTATCTTCAGAACAAAAGAAATAGATGAACATATTCCGGGTCTGGGTCTGCAAACAGCTCATGTGGAATTTATATTCTACGTACAGGATAAGGAACACGAAACAATGCTCAAGCTAACATATCCTCCGGGCACCTTTAAGGATCATATGGCATGACCAAATACTTCATTAGAGCAAGGTGGCCGTATGATACTGTAGAACTTGAGCAATATCTAATGGCCAAGAAGGCTAAATATGTTCTTGTATCAAATGAGTTCGGTCGGGCCGAGTTAACTGCCTTATATTCGGTTACAATGGATAGACAAGAGGCCGTGGCGCTAAAGTTATCCATCCCGATTATAGGTATGGTGGAACAGCCAATACAATAAACACATAGGAAATAATATGACAAAATACACAATTACCGTCATCGCTGACGAGGAAGCAAAATTCAAGCGCATCATGGAACGTCTCGAGCCCGAAGAATATACCGTGCTCGAAGAACTTCATCCGATTAAAGAAGATGATGTGCGGACCTGTGATCGCCAAACTATTATAGAGATGGATCCAGAAGCTGCTCTCACATTTCGACTTGGAATGAGATATGTAAAGATTAGACGCGAGCGCACCGAGGAAGAACTTGCTGAAGAGAAACGTCTTGATGATATGAATACTGTTCGTATCACCGTTAAGGTGGATGGTATGAATGCCGATGGCACATTTACAGTTGATGATGCCACAAAGGGGTCGTTATTGGATGCTAATATACTTGCAGAAAAGCTAGAAGGTATCCAATTGAAATGAAGAGTGCGTATATAGTAATTATTGATTTAGAAGAAAGAGAACATTTTAATAATGCAGTAAGAGGGACTAATATCAAGTATACGGTATTAGGTGATGCATATAATGTAATTAAGTATCGGGTTAGCCTTTCTAAGTACGAATTATTGTATCTCCGGCTTGCATGTAAGGTAGGAAAGATAAAGGCAGTGAACTGCAAAACAACCAAGGTAGACGTTGAATGAAAACAACACATCACATCATAAGAGAAATGTTTGTCCCGGAAATTACAGCATTAGATAGATTCATTTCTGAAAACTATATATCTTATGATATGAATTCTACCACAACAAAGGATGGATACTGCATGGTCTATAAGGTAGAACTAACGAGCGAAGATGCATTATATTTGAAACTTACCTTCCCGAACATAGACTTAAAATGTGACGCTCTACAGACTCATTGAACATAATCCAACTGGATGGAGTGATACTACTCTAGCAATCAGTATGGGTGCAACTCACTACGGAACTATTATTGTCAATGATGTTGGTGTGCTTAGAAAATTTGTTATAGATCTTACAGAAGATGAATTAATTATTGCTAAACTAAAGTTCAGTCATCGGGTAAGTTTTGAAGTAATGGATGAAAATGAGATTAGTCTACTAACTCTCCTAAACTATATTAAATAGGTAAATAACTTTATGAAGTTGCGCCTATTTCTCCTATTATTAACGGTGTGTCTTCTTGCTATTTCGGGAGAAGAGAATCAAGTCTTGCGTCAGCCGATTAATTGGAAACCCATAGTAGGTTATAAAAATTCTAAATCAAAGGCATTTGTAGATGTGAACGGATTTGATAAGACCAAGACTGCCAATGGGAATTATGTAAGTGGTGCTCTTCTATTAGTTGCCAATGATCCTCAAACAATAAAGGTTGGAGATAAATCAGTTACAGTAAAAAGTGTGGTGAAACATATCATAATAGATTGCTCTTCTAGATATATGGTCCCTGTAATGGACTTCTACTTTGACATAGAGAAACCAAATAGACTCATTCTACCAGTTGCTGGTTTTGAATATCCAACAGAGATTGAGGGCGCGGAGTTGTTGAGCAAAAGCTCGGCAATCTATCAAGCTTTCTGTCCAGTCTATATCTGAAAATCCTACACAGTTTTCCATCTCAGATTTCTATCTCAGATTCGTAATTTCAGATAGCATTCCTGTCTAGGAATCCTGCACCAAAATCCTGCACCATTTTCCCGCCTATAGATCTATGATGCTATAGACCTACGCATACATTTATGTTATAGTTAGACTATGGAAGAACAAAATTTTGAAGAGTTAGCTAAACGGCATCCCGACCTATTTCAGAAGTCTATAGACTTCGAATTTAGTATCGGTAACGGATGGTACGGCATTATTGATACACTTTGTGGTATGATATCATATCGTGTAGAGAATGCTAAGGCGCGTCTAAAGTATGCAATGGAAAATCCAGAAGCCACATTCAATAAACCTATCGCAGAACTAGAACAAGATGTTATTGATGCCTTGGCAGAACTTCCAGAAATTGTTCAAGTCAAGGAGAAGTTCGGCACGCTGCGTTTTTATGTGCATGGTGGAACAACCGAGATGAGTAACTATATCGACTTTGCTGAAGCTATGACAGCTCACGTATGCGAAAAATGTGGGGCGCCAGGAAAATCACGTAGTGGTAGTTGGGTTAAGGTTCTATGTAATGAACATCACAGAGAAATGTATCCGGAAGATTATCCTGACGAATTTATGACCATAGGTCTTCCGGGATTGGCGGAAGAATGAATAACACAGTCACAGCAAAATCATATTGGACTCTAGTTGAAGAATTGGGTCAAGCAATGGTAGCACTTCCAGATTCGAATCTGGCCGATCTATGCTATACACTCTCAATGGTGTATGGCCGAGACCGAACTTCAATAAAGAATGACATTATTCTTACTGCCGACAGGATTCGAAATGAAATCTGTCTTTAATGGTAAAGACGGAAATGGTTACCAACCAGTGCCTTCCAGAAAACCAAACCTCCTAGTCAATCCGCCACCAGAAAACCAAACTTCCCAGTCAATCCGCCACTAGAAAACCGTAGAATTTCTAAAGAGTTTCAATACATCTAGTTACATTTCTTACAAATTGTTACAACTGGAAGAAACAGATGAATACCGACACCACTCTGTGCCATTGTTGCGATCCGGCAACGGTCGGTCTTGGTGAACGTCGAGTTCCAATCTCCAGTTGACATACATATAGCCATCGCTTACAATAAGACACATAGGAGATATTATGACTCAACCTAATGATGATTACGACGAAGACGACTATGACGAAGATGCGGGATACGATCGAAATGATCCTAAGCACCCAACGTATTCGGAACGCATGGCAGATATGGCAGATTACTTGCGTGAACAAGCACGTGATGAAGCAATGTTTAAGGACTGATATGAAAGATCCTGAATTCTGGTCTAATATCCGCAACGCTGCTGGCATTGTATGCCTTCTTATTGTTTTGATAGCGGTGATATGGTGAACAAACGAATTGATGAACTATTCGGCCAGGCTCTTGACGAGGCTGTTCCCGAAACCTGGACTACACTGAACCCGGTTCAGTTGATGCGATTGCGCGACAAGTTCGCCGAGTTGATTGTAGAAGAATGTGGAGATGTTGCCTACAATGCGTATTGGGACAATCCTGAAACGGTTAGAGGTATACACATCAAAGAAAAGATCAAACAACATTTTGGAGTCAAATAATGAACAAACGAATTCAACAACTTGCTGAACAGGCTGGATTAAACTATCACAATTGGATCACGAAAGAATCCAATGTAAACAATGGTGATTTCAAGTATCCAAGATTAGAAGATTACGAGAACTTCGCAGAGTTGATTGTGAAGGAATGTATCTCTATTGTCGATGATGCTGAACGAGGTGGTAGTAATGATGTTTGGGACAATGCTGTGAAGTTTATTAAACGAGATTTACAAGAACATTTCGGAGTTGAAGAATGAAGAAACTATGTCCTGATTGTGCCCCCGGTTATACTTGCTGTGACCACTGTGCTTACTACAACTTCAACGGAGACGCCGAAGGTTGCTA